CCTGTCCAGCTAACCACTTGGTACCATTGTAGTACCACATCTTACCTTTGTAGTCTGTACCATCATTGATCAATACTGTTTCATTCTCTAATGGATTAGTATCTGTTTCTTCAATTAAACTAATTTGTCTAATAAAGTTATGTGTGATAAATTTTACTTTAAAAATTTTACCTGCAACTCTTGTATCAGGATCAGCAGTAAACAGAAGTCTCATTCCGTCCGCTACGTCTACTCCGTCAATGTTGTAACCTAATGCTCCTTCAATAGTTGAAAATACATCAGTTGTAAAAGTATCTAATAAGTCAACATTATCTTTTGCAGATGTACCAAAGTTCCAAAGTTTAAGATCGCTATCAAATTCAATAATAGGTCTTGCCGCTCTACCTGTTTGGTTAACATCACTAGGTTGCTTGTTAATTAATGCTATAGTTTCTAAAACATCTTTGTGAAACCATCTGTTATATCTTGACCATTGTGATTTACTTGGACTTGCTCTGTTTTGTATAATGTAATCTTTGTCTTTTGCCCAAGCATTGGCATTACTGAAAGGTGCTCTATCAAAACTTTCGCTATCAAAAGGAATAGATTTGTTTGTGCTTACAGTACCTGGTACTTCTATTTCTTGTTCGTTGATTAATCTAATCTCATCACCAACGCCTTCAACATACCAATTACCTTCTGCATACTTGGCAGGTGTTACTGTACCTTGGAAGTCTAGCTTCATACCATTTGACAACTCGTAACCGTTTGTCATTTTGTAAGTTTTCTTACCAACAATCTCTTTTTCTACATCAATTTCAGTATTTTCTAAAATATCATAAACTTGTATTAATCCACTTGCATTAATATCATTGCCATTTACATAATATAATGTGTCTGGTGCAAGTAAGTCTACTTCAAACTCAATGATACCAACGTCTGTGCTGTGTGTACTATCGCTAATACCTACACTATAATTGTATTGTGAATCTAATGTTCTAGCTGTCTTGATTGACAACGGCATACCAGGAGTATTAATATCAAACTTATATGTTTGTCCTCTGTATAATTTAAGTGTTGGATTAGATGTATTTCCGTCCGTGGAAAATATGTATGCTTTGTTATCCAAGTTGTCTTGGCTTGTAACCGTGTATGTGCTTACTAGTCCTCTTGCTTGTCCAACAACAGGAATAGACAATGGTCCGTTCTCTAACCAATAGTAATCTCTAAAGTTTGTAAACTTATCCCAATCAATGTTAGGATTCCAAGCATAATATTCTTGGCTAAACAATTTACTGTCGTTGTCTACAGTACCGTTAAATGCTTTGATTTGATTTTTTAAATCGTTATAGTCTTTGTAAAAAGTAACGTTGTTTAATTCGTCCTTGATTACTGTTGCAGGCTCTAACTGATAATTTTCTCTTTGAGTGCTTACATCACCAACATAGTTGTCAGCCGCCTTACGTGCTTTAGAAATTCTTCTACCATAGTAAGCACTAATCTTTTCAGCAACACCTGGTTGTGTAAGTTGATCTAGTGTACCTTGTAAAAACTTTTTGTTATGTGAAGTACGAAAGTATCTTGGCAGATGTTCTGCACTAGTTCTAGTACGTTTGTCTTCTTGTCCTGGAACTGGTAACGGATATTCGTTTTGGTTATCATCATATGACATTAATATCCACTCCCAGACGATCCGCTACTGCTTGAACTAGAACTGCTTGAACTTGAACTGCTTGAACTAGAACTGCTTGAACTTGTTGTATTTCCTGAAGTATAACTTGATCCGCTTGTAACACCGCTTGTTGTAGCTGTTGTTCCTGTAATAACTGTACCTGATGCTTTTAACTTACTTGCCGTAATTGCATCGATAATTGTTACGTCATCAACTGTTGCTCCACTTATGAAAACTTCATCTGATTCAGACTTAATTTCATAAAGACTTCCAAATCCTTGTGAGTCTTGCTTAGGAACAATTACAATGTTAACTAGATCAGGTGCAACTTGATTCATTACATAAGTAGCCATCTCTGAGAAATGAAAACTGTCACCGAAGTCCCAGTTTTCTAAAGCAAAGTATTCATTTATTGCAGAAATCACTCTTGCTTTAATATCGTTATCATTAACAACTTGATCTGGGTTCTTTACAATTTTAATATTAGCTTGAACCTGAGCGTCAGCTTTTGCTCCAAATAAAACTTTATATTTTACTGGATGGTAAATTACGTCATCACTGATAGATTTAATTTTATTAATTTCTCCACCATAGTTGTTAAACAGATTATCGCTACTTGGCGGTAATGGTTTAGCTGTAAGTGTGCCATCTAAGTATTGTCTAAAGTTTGTATCATAAGTTCTAGTTAACAAATAAGTGTCAATGATGTTACTTGAACTTGGATCGATTCTACTGTCATCGTCTGCAGAGTGAATATAATGGAATTTAATTCCATCTCTACCTACGTATGCTTTGTAGTCTGTTGTTAATGCTAGTGTGCCTGCTGTTGAACTGTAAATTTTAAACACACCTTCAGTAACTAGATAAAACACTTGCCCGTCTGTGTAAGAGCTTAATGCACCTACTACACTTTCGCTTTGTTTTATTTGTACTGCATTGGAACTATTGTCCATATATTTGTAATCTTCAATACCATCTGACGTTGTATATTTCTTTTGGAAGATATATTTCGTCAATGGATTTGTAGCTTCATCAACAACTGTTACAAAAGTTTCTGGATCATCAACTACACCGTCACTGTCTGAATCAAAGAAAGAAATTTCTACCTTCTTACTATCAATATAGCCGTCACCGTCTCTGTATTCCTTAGATACTTCCCAAGGATAATCAACAGTAAACGCACTTGTACTGTCTGGTCGTGTGTTAATGCTTAATATGTTAATCTTGTCTTTAATAATTTGTCCTGTTCTATTATCAAATATCTTGCTTGTACTATCATAATAGAATCTAATCTCTTCATTACTTTCAAAAATGTATCTTTGTCCTCTAGAAGTAATTGTGTACTTTTCACCATCTGTTTCAAATAGCAATAACCAAGAACTGTCTAACTGTTGATCAGTAACATCTCCTGTTTTACCTGTACTAAAGTCACTTGTAATATCTAAATTGTTTTGCGTAATCATACGCCATTGTCTTAGGTTTACATCATAACGTAATCCAAATGTTTTGAATGCAAATACTTGGTCAACTATCTGTGACTGTACATCTGATAATAATGTTTTACCAAACTTAGGTCTTAGTTCTGAAAGAATAGCACCTGTAGGAATAATATCATTTAGTATGATAGGTCCTGTACCGTCATCATTGTCAGTTCTACCATCTCCAGTAACACTTACAACTTTTACCCATTTGTAAGTTATTGCATTAGGATGATCTGCATTGCCTTGCATAAGTGCATGGCTGTTGTTTGACATAAAGTGAAAACCTGTTGGAGCAACAAACTTTAATAGTGTTCCTGCTTCAATAAATTTTAACGCACTACTTGTAAACGTTCCTACTTGTAACGTAGAATCTGTTACATCAACAAATGATCCTGTTGCTTGATTTGTTATAGCTGTTTTCTGTGACCATTTAGCACCTAAGTCAGCAACTAGTGTCTTAGGAAAGTTAGTCAAATAATAATTTAACATTTGCTTTTGACTTAGAATAGGTGTTATGGTATTTGCAATAACTCCTTGTACGTCTGTTTTAGTACTAAAAGTAAATGTTTTCTTTTCTGTAAACTTATCTTTGTATATGATTCCGTCAGCACCATATAAATTAGTTGAACTATATTTTCCTGTGCTATCTAACAAATCGTAGTATCTTGAAATACCTGAACTTGTTCTATTAACACTTTTAGTTTTAATAATTTCTTGGCTGATTCCTAATGGACTAACTTGATAGTCCTCACCAGTAACCATTCTATTCTGTGTATAATAAGTGCTCGGTGCATTTTCTCTAATACTTGCATTGGTTTCAGAAACCGTAGCATTGTCTACAGTATATTTTAGTTCCAAACTTAATGTTATATTTTCTGGATTACCTGTTTTAGAAGTGTAAGGAATTGTAACACTAATTGCAACTAAATCTGAAGGTACAATATTATACTGATCATTAATACTTGTTCTGTAATAAACCCTAAACTGTCCTTTTGGTAAGTTACCAAACGTACCATCACTAAAAATTAAATCTACTTTATCCTGTGTCTTACTTAAAGTTCCATAAATGTTTCTTATGCTTTTACGTAAACTGTTGTAAACAATATTGTTACCTTCAATTGAATCAACTTTAGTCCATGATTCCGATTCAGCACCAATTGAATCTAATTTGTATAACCAGATATCTGTGTTATTGACGTTTGTTGCTTCAAGACTAATAGTTTGATTAGTGCTTGGTGAATCAACATTAAACGTACCTTGATCTAATATACCTTGTCTAAAATGTGCAAAGTATCCTGTGTTAGAACTTCCTGGGCCACGTCCATCATCTCTGTATAAAAATGCTAGGTTGTTTCCTGGTAGTGGTGCTTCTTCTTCAATAACTCCACCAGTAACATTAGTTGATACAACTTGAAACTGCATATTCTTACCGTCAACGTTTTTACTAAAAGTATAAACAGGAACGTCTGAGTTGCTTGAATCAAATCTATATTGGTCTGTTGGTACACCTTCAACTGTATCTTTCTTGATAGGTTTTCCAACTGTGCTGTTTACCGGTAATGCCGCATTAAGAACTTTTTCAAATTGTTCTCTCCAATTGATGTTTGACGGATCGTTCCATAGGATAGTTTGACTAGCTAGGTTAGTTCCGTTGCTGTCTACAATATCTTCTGTTGTAGCAATACTTTCAAACTTTAATAAGCCGTTAGCACATTGGTTACGTTTTGGACTGTATGATAAGAGTCTAGCTAAACGTAAAATTGATTCTCTACGTTCAGCTAACTCTAAAAAGTTTTCTCTTGCATTTAAATCTACGCGGAAAGCTAGGTTTTGACCTAGGAAAGCAATTAGGTCAATAAGTGCAAGATATTCACTTGATTCAATATAGTCGTTAAAATCTTCTGGATAGTTCTGTCTTAAATAGTTGATCATTGTTCTGCGTAAGTTATCAAAGTCATATGACTTGAACTCCGCATTTCTAAATGACTGATAGACCTTCTTCCAATCTTCAGCTAACAATAATCTATTTTGTCTATTTGTTGACGACATTTTGCTTTCCTTAATATAATACTATTTATTTGACTTCATAATCTGCGTACTTAATACGGTGCGTTATTTTCATCAAATTTTAGTCTTAAACTTTCTGAAATATTATATGGCAAATACATCAAGTCTACGTCTACTTGAAGTCCGCTTTCATATGAATCTATGTTAATTTTACTTGCTACCACACGTGGGTCGCTGTTTACAATACTTGTAACGTTCTTTGCTATGGCTTCTTTCATTGGTTCTGTTAGCGGTTCGTGTATTGCGTCCCATATAACTGTTCCAAAAGTAGGATTCATCAGCTTTTCACCCTGTCTTATATGAAAATGATTCAGTATATCTTGTTTGATCAATGCTATGTCAAACAGGGATTTGCTGTTGTTATTTGGATTGACCGTGCTTAACCCTTTGTATGCACGATTAGTGACTACGGGTTTGCCTCTGTCTGCTGTTGGAACTGTGATTTTTTTATATAAGTCTGCCATAACAATATTTACCTATCCTTTAAACTCCTTCTTGAACACATCTGGCGTAGTTGGGTTTGGTAGTGGATTAGTTACTGTAGTAATAGAATCCCTATCCGTAAGCACTATTTTAAATGCCAATGGGTTTAAGTTTTCATGGTGTGTCCATGGTTCTTCCTGTGGTGAACGTTGTGAAAGAATGCCTTCGATTGTGTGACCAGGTACGCGATGTACAGACAGAGCGGACGCGGTAGCGGCCGTAGCCGCCTGCGGTCCATTCATATGGATTTCGGAAGCGGTTTCTATATGGTTCCCTGAGCTGAGTATTTCTGTTGTTGACCCTGCTGTAAGTTTGTTACTAAAGCCACTATTAATATCAAGGTCCATTTCTGTTGTGATCTTTGTGCTACCACCTACAAGTATGTTTGTGTCCTTGTCTGATTCTACCTGTACCCTGCCTACAGAAAGTTTTTCACCCTTGTAATCACCTGATGCTTTTAGGCTTAGATTAGCACCTGCTTCTATTGTGACGTTTCTGTCTGCTGTAAGGTTAAAGTCGTTTTTTGTGTGCATACTGATTGAGTCTTCAGCAAATATATCAATCTTACCATCTGAAGTTAATTCAAGCCAAGCTGTACCTCTACTGTTACCTATGTAGATTAAATCTTCCGTGTTGTGTAATAATATTTGATGTCCTGTACGTGTACGCAGTCTTACTAATTCGTTGTGTAATAGGTCTGACTTACCGTCGGTCTCTCCGAGGTTTACGTTTGCATATTCTGGTGCTCCGTCACCTGCAGATTTTTTTCTTAGGTACTTGTCATTACCGTCGTCAAATACCAAACTGGTTCCGCCGAGTCTTGCCTTAAATACCGTTGTAAAGTCTTCCTTTGATCCTATCTTTGCTTTGGGCGATCCTATACTCTTGTCAATCGGTCCTGGTGTGCTTATTCCAAATACCGCACTAGGTACTTCACGTCTTGCACTTGAACTTGTTATACCACGTGTTTCGTCGTCCAACAATCCTTGTGCCATAAGGCTATCAGTAAATTCTTTCTGATATGGCTTTTTAAATTTTGTAGGATCTTGGTGTACCGCTGTTTCAATTTTTTTATTGTATTCACCCGTTGGTAATTTCTTACCTTTTAAATAACTAGGCGTTCCGTCCGTTGTATATGTGGTTGCGGCGTTGCCAGGTACTGCAAAGTTTTGATACTGGTCATTTACACAACCTATCCAGTAACACATATTAGGATTACCTTCTGCAAATATAACAAGTACCTTTGTTCCTACGTCTGGTGGAACAAACCACATACCGTAACTCTGTTGTGATTCCTTGTAGCTGTCATTCTTTGTGTTTGCAAACGCAGGTGTGTTACCTGCAAACGGTGAAAGATATTTTGCAGTATAAAGTTCGCCATCTGCAAACGCTTCGTTTGATGCTGTGTTTGTTTTTAATAAGTTTACAGTAAGGGCACCATGATATGTTGGATCCAAGTTATTGATAACGATAGCCTCATACGGGCCTGGCTCCATGGTTACTATTTCATGCTTACTAGTTCTGTCTATGTTTTGATTTCTTTGTACTGCCATGTCTATCCTGTTATGGGTTTTTACTTTCTACTTTTTCAACTTCTAAGTTTGCTGTTTTTGATTCTGGTGCATCTTCTGTTACACTTTGATTTGGCATACGTAACATCTCTAGCGTCTGACTGAATTGTCCTTGGCTAAATTCACTTGTTACTCTTGTTATTCTGTAAAGTCCACTAAACGTATCAACTTTTTCAACAAAGCCTTTTCCGTCCAACAAAGAATTATTATCCATCGATCCGTTTCTAACACGACGCTGGTCAAGTTCGTCTGGATAATCAAAAGGTGTTCTGAAGTTTAATAAAATAAAAACCTGTTGTCTTATGTAATCCATCTGTGGTGGTTTTTGATCTGTGTCAAACATTATTGGTCCTGCATCAGCTTGATAGTTTCCTATACCGCTGTCGCTTAGGTACCAAGGATCCCCCATTATTTGTAAGTTACACTTGACCAAGTCAACGTTACTGTTGATCAGTGCATTATGGAATTCTCTTGCTATCTTATCTTTCTCGTCTCCACCAACTGCACTCATACCTGAAACAATTGGTTGTACATCTGACGCACCAACCTGTTTTACAGGAAACTTATGATCAGTGTAACTGGAACTTCCATTACCTTCAACAAGTTTCTTACCGTCTTCTGTTTTGTCTCTTGACGATTCTCCTGCAAAGTTGTGTTCTGCTACAGCACCTTTGTCTTTAGGTACTGGTGTAAAAAATCTATAGTCGTACTTGATATCAAAATTTATGATATCTTTGTTTTTACCTGTATAGATATAATTGTATTCTTTTCTTACTTCACGTATCATTTCCTTTACACCTGGTGGATTATCACTAGGCTTCATCCATAAACTTGCATGAACTTTGTAAGGTATAATCTTGAAAAGATAAATCTTAGGCATACGTGCTTTTTTTTCTTGCACTTGTTTTACAGGAACACTAAACACCATGTGTTGTATCGTAAACCATTCTCTAAAACCCTTGTCATCTGGTTCTTTATCTAATAGTTCTTTACCAAAGGAACTTCCAACAACTAATTCCTCAATTATGTTATTAACCTTGGTTCCCTTTGTAAATTTAAATGCTCTTAGGTTAGGTGGTATTGAAATATTACCTTGTTCATAAACATTTTTTTCTTTGTCATAACTTGCGTAATAGTTTGCTGGTCTTACTCCACCCTTGTCTAGCTTATCTTCAAGTAGCTTACCTTTTCCTATTTCGTTCATGGTTTCAATTTCTACACTTTGGGCCTTGAGTGCATCTGAGGTCTTAGATCTCTTAACACTAAATCCCGTAACATTCTTAAACCATTCCTCATAGTTGACATCTTGCTTACCGCCTGTGTCACCGTATCTTGTTCTGTATTCCTCTTGAGGATCATACGTTGCAGATTCGCCACTATCGTTCTGTTCCGATTGTGAGTTACTACTTGCAAGATTTTCTGCCTTAGGAAATACAATAATGTATTCATCAGCAAACGCCTGTGTTTCAGTGGGTTCTCTTTCAAGTAATGTTGAATTCATTACCCTTGTTAAACTTTGGCTTCCGCTTTGTAATGCTTGTTCAACTGTGCCGCCGATAACTGTTATATCAGTTTGTAGTCTTTGTACTGAATCTCTATTTGCCATTCCACTAGTTGCAATAGCTTCACACTCATACTTTGTTCCACCTGCATCAACTGTCATGTTAGCCCCTGACATTTGAATTGGAAAGAATCTTCTTGCTACTCTTTTTGTTTGTCCATCGTCTGTGTGTCCTATAAAGTCACACATCAAACACATAGGAGCATCAATGTAACTGTTATATCCAGATGTTTGTGCCGCAATTTGTAATGCTTCTAAAAACATTCCCATACTGTAAGGTTCTGTTACTTCAAATCTAAATTGATGTACTGGGGGCATTCTACTTGGACCACCTTGACCTAGTACACTTTCTATTACTACATTGTCAATATAGTATTCAACCCTGGCTCCTAAATTCTCTTCTTGTGCAGTTGTTACTCTGCGACCTTTTATATTTTGATTACCACCAGCACCGCTGATAATATTAATCACAGGTTCGCTTTTCATATAAGTATCGTCTGGAAACTGCATTTCGTGTGGACTTAAACAATACATACTCCAAACTTGGTTGTGTGTAATGAACTGTTCTAAAATGTTTGGGCTTATGTTTTTAGATGTTATGTATTCAAGTTTTGTAGGCTTTGTTTTTTTTGTAATTCCTACTTCTTTTTGG